GGAAGTACAATGTTCAGATCCTCAAGCAGAACCAGATTTTATTAAACCATATTTTGGATTGAGATTATTTCCAGTATGGCACGTTGGTACTGATTATTTACATGAAATAGGTAAAAATTGGTATGATTTCTTAGTTAATCACGGTGTTGAGTTTGTTTGGGAAACTAAAGTAACTTCAATTGATTTTGACCAACAAGAAATATTCATAGGAGAAGAAGAGTCATTTATCAATCCTAAAAATTGGCCTATTAATTACGATCGTCTAATGTTTGCTGTAGGTAAATCAGGTATTGACTTTGGTAAACAATTAGCTACAGATTATAAATTACCTACTGAACCAAAACCAGTACAAATTGGTGTTCGATTTGAGGCACCACAAAAACACTTTCAGAAACTAATTGATATTAGTTATGATTTTAAATTATATAGAAAATTTGATGAAGGAGTATCACTACGTTCTTTCTGTACAAACAACAATGCAGCATACGTTGCCGTTGAAGAAACGTATGGAAATCATAGCTACAACGGACACGCTAAAAAAGATGAAGCATTTAGAAATGACATGACCAATTTTGGTATCCTAATGGAAATACCAGGTATTGAGAAACCATTTGATTGGTCTAGGGATTTAGTAAAGAAAGTAAATAAAGATGGTACTGGATTATATTATAGTCCAACTCGCAAACCATCAACAACATCTGAAGGTATAGATGTAAGTGCTGTTACAGTTGATGAGATGGATGAAATAAGAGATGCATTTCAAGGTTACTATAAATACATTGATGATTTTATTGATGATATGAAAAAAGTATTCCCAACATTAGGTGATGATTGGGGTGTATATGTACCTGAAGTTAAGTATCTATCACCTGAACCATTAGTTGATTATAATACATTAGCATTAGCAGATTATAATAATGTGCACTTTGTAGGTGATGCATTAAGTGCAAGAGGTATTACAGTATCAGGAGCACAAGGAACATATGTTGCAGATTATATATTAACCCAAAATAAAGAATACCCAGATTTTCACGAACATTTTTAAATAAATTAAGTTATGGCAAAAGAAAAATTATACGAAGAAAAAACAATTAATTCAAGAGGAGCAACTCATCATTTAATACGAATGCAAGATGAAGAAAATTGGAAACATCATAAATGGGATGGTCCAGCAATTATACCACATAGAAAAGATAGTGAATTTAAAAAATCTTATTTCTTAAATGGTAATGAGTATACTTCTGAAGAATATTCTGAATTAATGCAAGAAAGAGAAGGATTACCTTGGTACAAAACATCAAAAGGTAGAGCAGGAGAAAATAGAAATTAATGAGAGATCTAACAATAGAAGCTCAACCTTATCAAGGTGAACGTCATGAAAAAGCATGGGGTCATGAGTTATGGATTATTAATAATGAACTTTATTGTGGTAAATTATTAGTATTTAAAAAAGATAAAAAATTCTCTATGCATTTCCATCTATTAAAAGATGAAGCATGGTATATTTCTAAAGGAGAATTTCTATATAGTTGGATTGACACTGAAACAACAGAAATAAAAGAACAAATAGTTAGAGAAGGTGATTGTATTCATTTAATGCCTGGTCAACCACATCAAATGTTAGCACTTACTGAAGGAGCTACTATATTTGAAGTATCAACACAACATTTTGATAGTGATAGCTACAGAGTATTGCCAGGTTCATCCCAAGAAGATAATTATAGTAATTTACCCTTTTAGTTATGATTAAGAAAAAATATAAAAAAGAAAATAGTGAGTTAATAAAATCTATCCAAGATATGGGAAGAGATATTGCTGTACTAGAAATTAAGTTAGTAGGAACATCTAAAGTAAAAGATAACCTAATATATGAGTGTACATACACTGATAAAGGTAATATTAAAAATGTTCCTATTATAGCCCAAGATGTAACCCAAGCATTAGCTAAATTAGAACAATTTACACATTCAGGTATTCCTGAAACAGTTCTTCAATATATGCTTGGAAGTGAAAGATTTTCTAATTAAATTATAAGTTATGAAGATAGGTTTATGTGGTACAATGAGTGTAGGTAAAACTACACTAGTCAATGCTCTTAAAGAGTTACCGGAATTTAAAGATTATGTTACTAGAACTGAGCGTTCTAAGGAATTAATGGCAATGGGTATTCCATTGAATACTGATTCTACATTAAAGGGTCAATGTGTATTTTTAGCTGAGAGATCAAGTGAATTAATGGTAGAAAATATCATTACAGATAGAACTGTAATTGATGTTATGGCGTTTGCTAATTGTTCTACTTCAATGGATATTTACGATAAAGAAGATTTTGAAACATTAGCTGCTCATCTAGTTAGAGAATATGATTATATATTTTATGTGTCACCTGAAGGTGTAGAAATTGAAGATAATGGTGTTCGTGAAACTGATGCTAATTATAGGGATACAATTGATAATATGATTAATGGGTTATTAACTAAGTATAATCATAGAATTAAAAACCTACATACTCTATCAGGCAGTACAGAAGAACGTATAAAATTACTTAAACAAGCAGTTTCTTTGTGATATTTATAACAAAAATCTACTTATAATGAAAAAATCAGAATTAAAAAAGTCAATCCAAGAAGAAATTTTTGAAATTTTATCTGAAGCAGATCAAGAAGATATTGATGCTCAAACTGACTTAAATGCCGAGTTAGAAAAAACTAAAGGTCATAGAGACGATTTGGGTGATTCTTTATCAGAATCATTAAATCCTGAAGTAATAAAAGCATTAGATCGCTTTATTAAAGCAATGGCTAAAAGATACGGATATGAAGAGCAAGATGCTGTATTTGCTATTCAGGCAGCATTAAAGCAAAGAGAATTTGATAAACCTGCTGATATTCCTGGTTTTGAAGGTACCATGGATGCTTTAGATTCTTTATCTATTAGAGAAGAAGAAGATGATGATGTTGAAATGGATAAAAAAGCAAATAAAGCAGCTAAAAAAGGAGATTCTGTTTCTAAAATTGCTAATAAATTAGGTGAAACTACTAACCAAATGAAAAAATTGGTTAGAAAATATAAAGATGCTGAAGAACCAGAAAAAACAAAAATGTTAGCTCGATTAAAAGAATTAACAAAAATCAAAAAAGAACTTGAAGGACTTCTTTAAAGATATTAAAACACTACTTATAGTAGTATTAGTTATAATTATCCTTCTTATGAGGGCATGTAGTGGGAGTAAAGATGGTACTGTAATAACAGAACCTATTATTATTACTGAAACTATAACTAAGTGGGATACGTTAAAAATTGATAGTTTAGTATATGTCCCTAAATGGAGGACTAAAATTAAAACTATCCATGACACTATCCCTGCTGATATTGATACATTAAGTATATTAAAAGATTATTACGCCCAATACTTTTATACAGATACTTTAAGTTTAGATTCATTGGGGAGTATTGTTATAAATGATACTATAAGTAGAAATTCTATATTATTTAGAGAAATTCAACCTAATATATTCATTCCAACAACTACAGTTACTAATACTATTTTTGTTAATAATAGAGAATTTTATGTTGGGTTTGGTTTAAAAGGTAGAACAGACCAAATAAATTATTTAGGAGGAGAATTACTATATAGAACTAAAAATAAACAGGTATATGGTGCTGGAGTAGGGTTAAATCAAGATTTCCAACCCATACTAGGATTTAGCATGTACTGGAAACTTGGAAAATGAGTCAAGATTTAAAAAAAATAATAAGACAAGAATATTTGAAATGTGCTCAAGACCCAGCACATTTTATGAAGAAGTATTGTCATATACAACACCCACAACGTGGGCGTGTTATTTTTAATCTATATCCATTTCAAGAAAAAACATTACGTTTATTAAGAGATAATCCATACTCAATTATTTTAAAATCTAGACAGTTAGGTATATCTACTTTATCTGCAGGTTATTCTCTATGGTTAATGACTTTCCATAAGGATAAGAATGTACTTTGTATTGCAACTAAGCAAGAGACAGCTCGTAATATGGTTACGAAAGTAAAATTCATGTATGAAAATTTACCTTCATGGCTTAAAATACCAGCTGACGAAAATAACAAATTATCACTTCGATTAAATAATGGATCTCAAATTAAAGCAACATCTGCAAGTAGTGATGCTGGTAGATCAGAAGCCGTTTCATTACTATTAGTTGATGAGGCAGCATTTATTGATCAAATTGGTGAGATTTGGGCTTCGGCTCAACAAACATTAGCAACTGGTGGTGGTGCCATTGTATTATCTACACCTTATGGTACAGGTAATTGGTTCCACAAAACATGGGTATCAGCTGAAAATAATGAAAATGATTTTATTCCTATTAAATTACCTTGGTATGTCCATCCTGAACGAGATGAAGAATGGAGAAAAAGACAAGATGAATTATTAGGTGATCCTAGAATGGCAGCACAAGAATGTGATTGTGATTTTAGCACTTCAGGTGATA